CCCTTTTCCTGAAGCAGGCCAGTCAGGCGCTCTTGGGCTTCCATCTCAGTGTCAAGGTCGCCCTCTTCACGCGCTTTTTGGATGATCTGGCGCAGGGAGGATTGTTGGGATTCCAGGCGAGATTTAGCTTCGCTCAAACGGCTGTAATCCGTGTGCACCAGCTTTTGTTGGAGCTGGTGGGTCTGCGATTGCAGGCCCTTGGCATACTCAACAGCAGCTTGCTCGCGGCGCTCGGCCTCGCGCATCTTGGCAGTCAGCTTGGCAATGCGCTTTTGCACTGCGTCGTTGACCGAGCCTAGCTCATCTGAGTGAGCAGAGGTTTCTTTTGGTTCGGGGCGCTCTTGCTCTACCTCCAGCTTGCCCTCTTCTTGGTTGCCGTCGGCGTCGTTGTCAAACGTCACCGTTGCGGCCTTTTCGTCTTCCCCAAGATTAAATTCTAGCTGTTCGTTGTCCATTACAGTTGCCATAATTTGCCTTATAGGTGAACGATATCTTCAGGATTCTGGATTAATGCCAGGACTTCGTCATCGTTGATGATTCGGATTTCACCTTCGTCGATCGGCAGGCGCGCGCCCGAGTATCGACCAAAGACAATCCAATCACCTTTCTTGCACCACGGCCCGGTAGGAAATTTAACCTCATCGGCGTAAGCAAGTGGGCCAACAGACAGCACATAGCCGCAAACCGTTGCCGATTGCTCTCGCAAACGGGTTTGGTCTGACAGTACGATGCCACCTTTGGTTTTTTCTGCCCCTCGATAGGGCAGGATGACGATCCGCCAGCCCGTAGGGGCAGGGATCCGGTCCATTACCTTTTGTTCGATCTTTTGAACATCGAGGCTGCCCTCTTTGTCGTAAGCGTCGTCCAGGGAAGGCACGTGGGCAGCAGCTTCGTCCGCCCACTTTTTCTCCAGCGCAGTCATTTCCATGAAAACTCCTTTATTGGTCTTGGTCTTTGCTGAGAAGATGCTGTATTTCCATCTCAACAAACTTGTAGCCCTCAAGGCGTCCCATCAGGAACTTGTACTGCTCCATATCCTTCACGTTGCCGCTTGTCAAGATCTCTTCCGTCTGGCGACGAAGTCCCTTAACAGCAATCAACGTTCTTTCGGCAAATTCAAGCATGGATTATTCCAATGAAGCAGACAGATGAGACCCCTGTCCGTGGGCTTGGGTGCATTATGCACTTATTTGTTACGTAATCAACACCTTATTGAACGCATCTTTGCGATAAACATACGTTTTCTTTGGCTTATCGCTGGGGACCGCTAGTTTTTTGGCTCCGGGCAATTGCTTGGAGCTGGGCGTTTTGGCTGGCTTGGCTGTTTTGGGCTGCATTTTGTGATCCTTGCTGTTGAAGTTTTTGGTTGTCAAGCGCAATCTTGGCCTGGTCCACTGCCCGGTCGTCCTGTACCCGCTGGCCTTCCAGTTGGATGCGGGACTTATCGTTTGCGTCCTTGGCAGCGTCTGCCGCGGCCTTGGCCTGGATTTCCTGCTCCTTGACCTTGACCAATGGGTCATCGCCTGGAGGACCCTGCAGTTCTGTTTGCAGTTGTTTGGCTTCTTGGTAGTACTCGGCGGTTTTGATTGCAATCATCGCCTCACGCTGCAAAGCCGAGACCATGCTCTCGGGGTCTGTGCCGTACTGCGTAAACAATTCCGCCTCTGTGGCCTCTTCCGCCTTCAAACGGATGTGCTCGAAGATGTGTTTCTGGATCGTAATAGCCACTTGCGGCATGCCGCCAATCAATGGAGACAGACCAAACAGCAAGTGGTTCATGATGTGGGCATCGTGCTGCTGGCCTGCAAAAGCCTTGAGCGGTGAGCCGTCCAAAGCCTGCGAGTTCTCGCTGACAGGGTCCTTGGGCTTGTCCACATTCTGCGTGTTGAGGATTTGATCAACATCGCGCACACCAATCGCCTGGTACATGCGGCGATAGGCCTCGTACATGTTGTGCATCTGCGGATTGCTCTGCGCCAACTGCAACTGGGTCTGCGCCATGGTGATGCGCTGGGCCACAGAGAAGATGTTGGGGTCCGAAACAGGCAGAACGTCAATGCGGTCGTCAAAGTCCTTGCGCTTGATAGTGCGCGTCTCGCCCGGAACATCGTATGGGTACTCGTCCGGCAAATACTCGCCAAACCCCCTGGCCAACAAATTGAATTCAATCTTCTGTGAGTAGTGCAAGCGCTTGTGGATGGCGGACATGATCTGCCCACCCTTTTCCAACAAAGCAATGGTGGTCCCGACGGCAGCGTTTTGGTTGCTGTCGCCCACCTGCATGTCGGTGACACTGGCCAAGCGACGACCCGTGTCCGCACAAAACCCCAGCAGCGAGAACAGCGTCTGGCTTGGCTCTTTGTACGGCAGTGGCATCAAAGTCTGGGTCAGCTCCACGCCACCCGCATCAATGTCCCGAAACTCGCCCGGCTGCAGCGGCACATCGTCGTTCATGATGCGCGCGCCCTTGGCCTTAAAGCCCGCTGGCAAGTTAGCCAGCGTACCGGCATCGATTAGCTGGCGCAGCGCTGAAGTGGCCGCCTGGCTCAGGCCGCCGACCAGGTGCAAGAAGCCCAAGCCGTAGGCACCAAGGCCCTGGACCAGCATGTAGTGCACGTAGTACTGCTTGCGGCGATACAGATCGTCGCCCTCTTTCCAGTTGCGTCGAACGCCAACTGTTGAGCCAGATGTCTTGTCGATCGTGATGATGTAAGGCAGGCGCAAACCCGTCGGCTCATCGTCATCATCCAAATGCTCAAAGCCTTCCAGATCCCAATCAATCTGGAACTCCAGCAATTCCATTTCCTCATCGTCCGCATTGGGCGACATCTTGGTGACGCGGTCGGTTTCTTTTTGGATGATGTTGTTGCCCTCATCCGCCGTGCTACGCTCTTCTGCCGTATCCAAATACTGACCGCGCAACACGGCCTTGCGGTAATCGTTCACAGACATCGGCACGACGTGCGTGATCCGAGCGCATTCGCTCATGACGCTCGAGCCGTTGTAGGGGATGTACAGGTTGTCCGGCAGGATCAGCTTGCTGACCATGCGACCCTTGTCCTCGTCGTAGTAGACCTTTTTGAACGCCGAGCCGCCGTAGCCTGTGTAGAACAGGAGTTGGTCAAAGTCAGGGGTGTACTCTTCCATCACCGAAGTGATCTGGTAGTTCATGAAGTCGCGCACGCGGTCAGCCTGCATGAGCTTTTCGCGGGTTTCTTTTCCCAGCACCTGAGTGCGCACAGGACCGTCAGCAGGCATCAACTCTTTTAAGGCCTGCGACTGGAACTGCACAATCGCTTCGGTAAGCAAAGGATGGGTGGCCGCTGCCGCGCCTTTGAATGGCCGGGTGCGTTCGTCAAACGTAAAGCCCAAGAGTTTTAAGCCCTTGCCGTACTGCTCTTCCCAATCCTTGCGCGAACCCTGGTCCGCCTCAAACAGAGGCATCAGCTCAGAGCTTATCTGCTGCAAGACTCCCGGATCGAGGACCTCGGCCAAGTTGGCATCAAACGGGACTTCTTCGTCGTCCCCCTCGCCGATCGTGATATCAACGCCGCCTTCTTCGTCAAAGACAATTTCAATGTCGGGCAAGTCTTCCGTTACAACGTCCTCAATTTCAACATCCATATTGCCAGCAGGCAGATCGTTATTTTTCTCGATTGGCATCTTTGTTCCTTACAGGTATCTGCGGTTGTCGTCGATTCTACGTTCGACGGGACCACCGCTGGCAAAACCCAGTAACTTCTTAAGTTTGTCTGTTATACCGGGCCCAGTGGGCTCAGGCTGACGAGTATATGTCGGCAAATCGCGCGCATCCAGCCTAGTCTGCCGCAGCCCTGTAATCGCGTTGTAGGTCTCGCGCACGTCCTTGTCGCTAAACAAGGTTTTGCGCAAGACAGGGTCTTTAGTAAGGTCCACATTGTTTGCCGCTTCGTACCCCGCCAAAGTGGCCAACTGCTCGTACATTGCAGTGCCCCCTTGTTTTATCATGCTTGGGTGAAAGTAAGCGTCTGCAATGCCATACTTTTCTTTAAGATAGCCCGCAGAGCCTACGGCATCTTTGACAAACTGTTCCCTAAGGCCGGGGCCTCTTCTTCCGATAAGCTCGTCAAATTTACGGTTGATTGCGGCACCTGAGCCCAGCCCTGTTCGCGCCAAGAGGTGTTCTTGCTCGTGCGCAATTGCGTTTTTGTCGGCATTGGGACGAAGAAACATCGCTTGCGTCTGTGCGCGGTTTTTGTCATAGTCCGCAATCCGGTTGCTTGCAAAAACAAACCCCTCAAGGTTGGTGTTTGCCAGTTGGGGGACATCCATTACCCGCAAGGAAGGCAGGCCCGCAGTTGTGTAGGGCTGGTCGCGAGCAGGTGTCGTGCGCTCTTTTAAACGGGCAGGGTCAATGCCTTCGTTTTTAAGCTGCTCTAGCGTGCGGGGATCTAAGCTGCCTGTTGCCATGGGGTTTTCCTTACAGGTACCTGCGGTTGTCTGTGGATTGTCGCTCAATCATGCCGCCTTTGGCACGTTGTTGTGGAGGGGTAAGAACATTTCCAAGAGCCCGATTAAGAAGACCAGCAACATCGTCTTTATTATCTATAACGTACTGTGAGCCATTGTTCAACTTGATTGCTTCGTCCCTAACCGCGGCTAAGCCCGCTGCTTCGCTACCAAACGCCTTTTCTAACGGAAATTTTAAAGCAGCGCCTATGGTCGGGTTAAACAACTCCATTGGGTTTTCAGAAATCTTACTCATGCCAATACCGTCAAGGTTTTCCACATCACCCAACTTAAGCTGAGAATCAAGGTTTTTGATCTGTTCTTGAACCTGCCTAAGGTACGGGGCATTCGTTAAATCGGCCTGGTTGTTGACCCCTTTAATTTCCGTAATCGAAAAACTGTCTGGGTTCATTGCCTTATATTGCTTAAACTCCGGCGTGCTCATAATTGCGTTTTCGTTGTACAAAGCAATATTTGGGTACTTTGTCCGAAACGCAGCGGCCTGATAGTCCGTCATAGAATCTATAAAACCATCTGCATCATATTCTCTAGAAGTAATTGTCAACTGTGCCTGGGGCCGCGCTTTGCTGTCCATTAAAATAGATAAACGGTTTTCACCACTACCGTAGCTCAAAGCAGTGGCCTCTTCTCTGGTGCACCAGCCTCCGTCGCAGCCCACATCCTGAACTAGTTTGAGCAGTCCAGGGCGCTCTTCCAAGTCAGTTGGATTGACCCAAATACTTCCATTTCCCGCAGGCGTTCGATCAACAGCAGGGTCTTCAAAAATAGCCTTAGATGCCATTCGTTGCCTGTTTTCTTCTTCCCAATTCCTAAACTTTGCCACCCGGTTAGATGCTTGTGCAGGGGTTAAACCTATCAGCATTTCGTCCGTGAGCAGGTACTCTTCAGGGACTTTTATCCCAGGCTGGGAATACGCTGAATAAACCCTGGGCATGCCGCGCATTCTTTCCATGTCACTTGCCAATTTATCAAACTGGAGCATCTCATCCACGTTTACCCCGAGCTCCGTCAGCCGGGCTGATGGATCGGTTTTCACCATATCGCGCATGCCAGGAGGAACCAGTCCAGGAGACGTGATGTCGTCAAGCTGCAGGGGCCACGCTGAAGCATCTGTCAGGGTCTCCGCCCGTTTGCCATACTCGGTTTTGGCTTCTCCCTCTGCCTTAAAACCCTGCGTCTTGCGCACATACGGCAGGCTGTCAATACTTGAAAAATCGCTAATTCTCTCGTTGTATGGGTCTAAATCGGGGCGTTTGGGTATGGGTTTATTTACGAAATGCAGAAGCTGATTGGCGTCCGCAGCCTTGACAAACTGGTCGTCCGGGGTAGCAAAGTCCCTGCGCAAGTAGGACGTTAATTTATTTGAAAGCCAATCGTTTAATTTTGGGTCTTTTGTTGTGGCCACATCCAGTTTGATGTATTTTTCAGCCTGATCCATAGCAGGAAATTTCCCATCCGGGCCTTCTGTACGCCCGTATCCCATCATGAACGGCGTACCCCTGTTCCGGACCGCGTAGCTTGCTCCGGGGACCGATAATTCCTGGTTGTATTTCTGAAAATCGCGCGCCAGCATCTTTGCGGCCTCGCCCGTAGCTTCCGCCGCCTTTACCGCACCGCGAACCGGGGCCGCCGGGTTCAAAAGACCTGATCCGGCCTGCGTCAACTCGTACAAAGCACGCGCTGCCTTGCCTTCTGGTGGCTTTTGGCGGATTCCGGCCTTTAAAGCACGCTCTTTCAGGTCTTCCGACCCCAAAAAGGGCTTCTCAACGCTGTAACCAAAGGGTCGCATGGCCATTGTGGCCAAATCAACAGGCGCTCCGACCAGGTTGTACGGCATTTCGCTCACGCCTTGCAGTGCGGCGCCCTCCAATTCGCCCGGTTTGGTCGAAATCCTACGGCCAATGCCTGATTTTGGGGTCAAAAACGCTGGTTTTGATGCTGCAGCAATTTCTTCAGGCATCAAGGCCCGCTCACCTGCTTCGGGAGAGCCTTCAGAACGGCGTACTATGCCGCCACGGAAATAGCTTTCACCGGGATTGCCAACGCCTGTATCAGAACTGGTTGAGCTTGTAGTTCCAGGGCTATCACCAGCGCTTCTGCCGCCACCGCTGCCCATGCCGCCGTCACCGGTACCTAAACCAACGCCAAGAGGTGATCCAGATTGCAGTGATTGAGCTGCATACGCTTCGT